CTGAAATTACATCAAACGTTGATGCTTTGCTTTTTTGGCTTGCTTATCAATGGGACCCAGAGTGTTCTTGGGCTCGTACATATACTTTGGTTGATGAGTTTACCGCATGGAGGGAGCGTGTTTTAGAACGCTCCACTAATTTGGCTTTGGCTACTGCCTTGGCTGCTTCTCCAGCTTTAATTAAAGTCGTTGATGATGATCATAAATGGTTTTGTGCCAATATGACTCCTCTTTATAGTCTTGCTGAGTTTAAGACTAGAAAGATTGAAATTGATTCATTGAAGTTGGCGATGACTTTGCAGTGGGACATTCACAATCAAGTTGTTTCGTCAACTGGCTCACGCAAACAACCTATTTGCATTTGGCAATCTGGTGCGCCTGGTGTTGGTAAGTCTGATACTATTGCTTTGTTGTGTAAGTTGGTTACTTCAGAAATGAAAGCAAGGTCTTCCGACAAGTATTGGACTGAGAGAGATCCGGATTCGTCCAGTTTGCTCTATACTAAGGCTGCTACATCTGATTATTTTTCTGCTTATTGTGGTCAGCCTTTTCATATGATGGATGATGTTTTCCAGGTTTTGGATCAGCAGATGGTCAATAGATCTCTCGCCGAGATAATTTCCTGTGTGAACACTGCACCCTCTATGTGCGATATGGCAGATGTGGCTTCTAAAGGTAAGACACCCTTTGTGTCGCGCGTTGTTTTTATAACTAGCAACATGAAAGAATTTTCTGCTTTGAAAATGGCTAATAAGGGTGCCTTAGCTAGGCGCATTACGTTGGCTACAGATGTTACAACCACGGTCACAATCGCCAAAGGTGGCGAGGATTTAGATGAGAATGACATTGCCGGTGCTTGGAACTTTAGGGTTTTGGGTGCTATTGGCAATTCCGCTAAGGGCGGAATGGCCTTAAGAGTTCCTTCAGGAATTATTGCTGGAGAAAGTCTGTCAATTATTGATTTGGCCGAATTCATTGTCAACAAATTACTTGAGGATGAATGTAGTAAGACCTTCGCCCAGCGATTAAAGGTCGGTACAGCTAGGAAACCTTTTGGTCCTGCTGTTCAGGTTCCTAAACCCAACGTTATTGTGGTAGAAGAAGATGAATTTGAAGAAATCCCATTAAATGGTGATTTTCAGATGTTTAAGAAAGCTTCTAGTTTCTTTAGAGGAGCAAGCAGTGACTTCAAGTTCTCTGATTTGTTCACTAAGGACTTTGGGAGATATAGTGATCGATTGACATTCGAGCCTCCTAGTGAGCATGACCTGGTTATGTCAGCCAATGGAGAGCGTCCTGTTTTGCATACCATTTATGGTCATTTCTTTGGATACCCAGGCGGTCCTTGCAGGCCTAAGGATGATAGATTATCTAAGGATGCCGATGACTTTATGTCATTTGAGCATGAATATGTCATTGCTGATTCGTATGCTGACAAAAGCGTTGTTAATTGTGGTTACGATGGTGACAATTTGTTCAGTCCCAATTCCTATGGGATGATCATGACTGCCAGCGATTTTATGGAGCGTGCTGCTCTTATTACTGGCCCATGTTTGCAGTTGGCTTTATGGGACTATATTTGTTCTTACTTTTGTGAACATCCGAAGACGATGGCAAAGTTGCGGAAAGGTTCAGAATTCTGCTTGCGCTATGAACATGCCAATGGTGGTTTTTCTGTTGTCCCCCTTTCTTCAGCGGCTATGGGTGAGACACTCATACATTGCTTTGATTTTTATATAGGTGAGAGATTGTCATTGTTTAACACCAATAGCTTGCCATACCGTTTCAGAACAAGGGCTGTTCTCTTTTTGAATATAGGTATTGACACCAGTTTGTCCATTGTTGCTGCAGGCTCAGCTTTTGCCGTAGCTCTTGTTACTGGTGCGATTGCCATTTTGGCTTCATTGGGTATCGAGCACGATATGGTCCCACAGGACAGTAAAGATCATAGGAATATACGTTCCTGGTCAAATTATGCTACCAATCCAAAATGGTCTCGTAGTAGAGGCGAGAGGATGGGTTCTCGTGGTGAGTGGTCGGATGTTAACACCCATGTCCTAGATGAAAATTTTCAATCTGGTCGTGGTGAAGCTCTTAAGGCTGTTACAGTTATGAGAAACAATTTTTATGTTCGCTTTAACTTTACTGATGGCACTACTTCTAAGGTTCAAGGTCTTTTCTTGGACGAACGTAATCTTTTCTTTCCATGGCATGCTGTGGCCTCCATGGGCGGTAGGGTTTGCAATGTTGTTGAGCTTTTCCCTGATGACCCTGATTGCGGTGTAGCTAGTTGTCATAAACTTACCGAATTTACTCTTTTTCGTGCTGCCACTGATCGCGATCTCGGCCGTCTTGTTTTGTCGAGGGGTCCGATGCCTGGGGTGCGGTCTTTGTGGAAGATGGTTCCAGATCGAGACCAATTTATGGTTGATCGAACGCATGATGAGGTGCGTCGTTTCGTCCGCTTGGTGCAGACTGGCCGTAGTGTCTGTGTTTCTTTAGGTCCCTTTAGTTTTAGGGGGGTTGTTAATGGAAACAAGGCTTATTCAGTACGTGATGAATTTGGTAAGGTTGTCTATACTGATTCACATCTTACTTACTATATCGCTGTTGATGGTAAGGGAGAACCAGGTGATTGTGGTGATGCCTATATCGTTTCTGGTGACAACAGTCGTCCATTGTTGGGTCTTCATATGGCACGTGTCGGTAACGATGCTGTCATTCTCCCAATTTTTTCTGAAGACAATATTATATCTAATGTTGACAAAGTGGAAGTTGTCAATGCTAGTACAGTTTCTTTTCAATGTCTAGCTCCAGGAATGGAGGAGAATATCAATCCCATCGGAGATAGTGTGCATATCCCTGGTGCTAAATGTTTGGGCCTTTGGGAAGGCAAGTCTTCAACAGCATCCAATATTTCGTCATATTATATGATGAATCCTGAATTAGCTGATGAATTAGCTGAATATGCTGAGGTCAAAGTTATTCCGAATTTGGGTAAGCAGGCTGTTCTTAATAGAAATACCGCCACCCATAATTTTGGTGCTACGCCAGATTTGGAAGAGAATTATAGGCGCATGATCAACAAAGATTGGGCGCGCCTGTATTGTACTTTGCCACGGCCAGCCGAATTTTGGGATTTTGAAACGGCCTTGTTTGGGGATCCTAAGCGTGGGATTTCCAGCATGGCCAGTTCATCCAAATTTGTTGGTTGGGCCCTTCAAGGTAAGAAACATTATCATGTTGATTTCTTGAATAGAACCTGTTCTGATGAGTTGAGAAAACGCGTTGCTGCTATGTATGAAATTTTAACTCAAGAACCCATTACTACCCTAAGTACACAGTTTGCTAAAGATGAATTGCTGGACCGTGAGAAAGTTTGGTGTGAGAATCCTATGGCCAGGAATATTAACGGTCATGACTTGGCCTGGAATGTCTTATTGCGAATGATTTTTGGCGATTATTGTGATCTCAAGACAAAGCATTATAGTTCCGGTTTCTCAGTTGTTGGTATTAACCCAGGTTCTGTTGGGTGGGGCACACTCAAAGCTCAGGCTTCCAAGTTTGGTAATATCATTGCAGGTGATGAGTCCAAGCAAGAAGCTACTACAACCGTCATATTTGCTAAAGCTTATGCGGCTCATGTTGCTAGTTGCTATCAGTTTTCTACTGAGGCTGAAGCTACAATTCAATTTAATGCCTGTATGAGCTTGAATGGCTACTGTTTTTTGGTCAATGGTTCAGTCTATGAAACTCTTAGAGGTCACAGTTCAGGTCATTTTTTGACTGCTGACTACAATTCTTTTCAAGTTTGGGCCATGCACAAAGCCATCTTTGAGAATGTGTGCCCCGGTAAGGACTTTGATGAATTTGTCATACTTTATGTTTTAGGAGATGACTCTTATGGTTCGGTCAGTTCAGATATCAAAGATAAGTTTAATATGCGTGTGATTGCAGTATTGGCTTTCCAGTTGTTTGGAATCAAGTATACCTCTCCGGCTAAGAATGGTGAGGATATTGAATTCATAACTGTCGGTTCTGACTCTGATATTTTCTTAGGGCGTGATTTTACTCGACTTGAGACAGGTCATATTGTTGGTAGATTGCGCATGGTGGCCATTGCTGACATGCTTGTTTATGGAGCAAAGGTCCCCGGTATGACTGAGAAAGAGATGATTCAACTTCGTGCTGATGTTGCCTTTTGTGAACTTTCCCTGTACCCTAAGGAAACCTATGATGACATTAGAATGAAAACGTTGGCTACGTACAAGACACGTAGTAAGAAAAATAAAGCTCCACGTATACCTTTATGGGCGGAAA